CCTGCCAGCTTGGCGACGTTCTTTACCTTCTCGCCCTTCACCAGCGTTTGGGATCCGGCGATGACCTTACCAACCTTTTCGAGTGCCGGGATCCGAGACATGATGTTGCCTGCACCTTGGACTCCCCGAGCAAGTGCAGCACCGCCACCAAATGCACCGCTGACGCCGCCTACCGCATAAGCTGCTTTGTCTTTCTCATAGGCTTTATCCTGCCCCTTGCGGATTGCCTTCATGTTACGGTCAAAGCTTTTTTGGCTGAAACCAACCGTATCTTCGTCGCCATAGCCGATAAGATCTGCACCGCCTGCGACCACGCGATTTACTGCCTCGAATGGAAGCCACCGGTTGACGCCTGCGCCGAACGCTTTGATACGGTCGGGACCGAGCATTTCCAGTACGTTTGCGCCTGGATTGCTCGCGGTCAATGCGCGTCGTGCAAGTTTCGCGATTTCCTGCTTTTTGGTCGACACCGGCACCTTTTTAGGTGTAGCTTTTTTCGTACCCTTTGGTACCGGTGCAGGCTTCGCGAGAAACTGCAGAATGTTTGAAATCGGATCCATTATTTAACCAATCCCCGACGTCGTGCCTCTGCCAACAAAGCAGGATTTGCATTTGAAGGTGCAGGCACGGGTTTACGGTTTGGCGACGGCTGGTACCGTGGCTTTGCAGCGCGTGCAGGTTGTGCGGCCGGTTTAGGTGCCGAATTGCGGATAAACCGTTTCAGGCCCTCGATAGCGCGCTTGTTCGCTTCATAGGAGGCCGTGGGATCCGTCACCGTCTGCATGAACAGTTTGACGTCGGCATTACTATCAAGCTGCTTGCCGGTCATGCCGGTAGCTTTAGCGATAGACTGCATCAACGCAGGACGGATCGATGCAATCCGGTCGCGCAATGTCTGCGCTTCGGTACCCACGGCACCTTCAATCAATTGCCCAACGCCGGAAGCACGGCCGCGCGTGATGATGTTGTCGACGGTCGAATTCTTCGAAGAAACCAGACCGCCGATTTCGTTCAAGTCATCATAGACCGTGCTCAATTCGTCGAGGTTATCCATCGCACCTTGCATAGCAGTGCTTCCGCCGCCACCGGCCGCACCTTTAGCTTCTGCACTGCGCATTGCTGCAGTCGGTTGGGGATTTTCGAATTTGTATTTTTCAAAGCCGAATTTGTCCATTGCAAGCGCAAGTTGAGCCTGCTGATACGGTGTCATACCTTTCGGATCCCGTAGGCTCTGCAGATACAGTTGCGCGCCTTTGGGATCGTCCCGAAGCATGGTTTCGTAAATCTGCACTTCCTTAGCCTGACTACCTGGCTTTGCGGGAGCCCATCCGAGCGAGTCTGCTATCATACCTGCAGCTTTCGGATTTTTGGAAATGATTTCCCCGACCTGCGCTGCACGTTCGGCGGAGATACCTGCTTGCTCTGCAATTTGAGGCCAAATAGCCGCAGCGTCAGGATTTGCCGAAATTGCTCCCAGGGCTTCCCCGAGACGTGCGCGTTCGTCGCCTTCGATACCCATTTGACCGGTTTGAAGCTGTTGCTCCGTCACTTTCTTGCGCAATGCGTCCAGGTCGATTTGACGGTCGCGATCCTCCATACCCAACGCACGATCTTCCCGAGCGTCGAGATATGGTTGGAATTGTGCTGGTGCGCCACCGACGTTCGCGATCACGTCGGAAACCCGTCCGATAGTGTCAATCAACGAAAGACGCTTGCGCGGTGCTTCTGCCTGCGGCTGCATCATTTCCGGAGGTGTCTGGTCCAGCGTTTGCATGATGTTTGTCGGCATAGGTGCCTCCTGCGTCACTGCCTGCGGTGCAGGGCGAGCATCCTGCGGTCCGTTGATAAAGTCGTTCGGATCCACGCGCGTAAGGGGATCACTGCTAGGACCGATTTGCGACCGTGCTTGCCCGTAGGAAATAGCGGCAGGCGGAGGCGTCCGGTCGGGTGCACGCAATCCCAACGTTTCGAGAATATTGCCGAACATTAGAGTGCTCCATAGTCAACGGTTGCAAATCCGAGACGGTCGGGCCCAAGAGCCTGCGGCCGGATCTTCGCAACTTCATCTGCCATGACGCCGACAAGTTTCTTCACCGGATTCCAGTTGTATGCGAATTCATACCAACCGAGCCCGTCTGGATCCCGGCGAAGCAGCTTGATATCGCGCTTCAATCGGCGGTCGGAAAAGATCGATGCAATCCCTCCGACTGCCGAGGCGATACTTCCCGCTGTCGACGGTCCGCCACCTGTTGAACGGTTGCCGACATTTGCCAGCAATCCACCTGCTTGCAGTCCGAGGCCAGATGCGCCGGTAAGTTGCTGCAGATAGTTGTTGTAGAAGCCCTGGTTCAATTCTGCGCCGCGCGTCTGCAAACGCTTCGCCGTCGCTCCGCTGTTGAGAATTCCGGCCGCAGCACCTTGCCCCACGGTATCTTGCGACAATTGGCGCATTGCCGGTGCATAGCCCGCCATTTGCAGATAGTTGTTATATCCGGCGTTCGCGGCACCTGTATCTCCCTGCCCGGTCAATAGGGACGAGAGATAGTTATTGGCGGTGACGCCGGTTTGTGCCTGCGGCGTGTATGTCGAATTTATCAAACCCCGATTGAGGTTATCCGACTTCGCGGCTTTGGGTTTCAAGAAAGACAATTGCGCCTCCACATAATCGACGACATAACAAAAAGTTCGCAGGGCCCCTCGGAGGTTTGACGCAATCCAGCGGATTTGCAACCTACCCAACGGGCCAATAATTTCACGTCACGCCGGAAATCGGGGACCATCGCGAAAATCATCTTGGCTTCGTGATCGTCGAACATACGACGGAACGCCTCTTTTACATGATTGATTGCCTTACGGCCGCGCGATTGGAAAAGCACATGCACCTGGTAGATCTTGTCACCTTCGTCATCGAAAAGTGTGACGTCATCGTCAATCGTGATTGCGATGTTACCAGGCGTCGAAAGCCACGCGCAACCGTCCAGCCCTCTATTGAGCGGTGAATTATTGATTGCATTGATGATTTGAGATTGCACGCCCCCGCGCTCCATTCAGTAAGGCCCCGAGGTTCCCGTTGGGCTATGCTGAAAAGCGCTCTACGGCGAGGGAACCGGGATTGAATATTCCAAACCGATTTTGACGTCAAGCTATCTTTGTGATTTTGAATTCCTGCACGGCTCCGTTAAATCCGAGTGCGCCTATATCACCTAAAAATCCGTTATCACTGAATGCCCCCGAGGACGATTCTACCCATTGCTGTACTTGTATGTCCGAAGCGGCAGCGAGCGTAAATTTACCAAACAAACTAGGTTGGACCATCGCACCGACGCCGGTACCTGTCGCACTTCCTGACCATATCGTTAGTCCCGAGCAAAGCGTAGTTGCTGCAGTGTTGTTCCGTAAGCGCAAGCGAGTGCTATTGGTACGGATCCCTTGGGCTCGCCCTTCAATAATATACTCCCCAACAGGTAGATTTATGATACCTGCAGTCATCGACGCGCCGGTAATTCCGTTATGGACTAGAGTATCGAACGTTGTGTTTACCCACGTACTCGCGGCGAAATCCTGGCTGGTGTTTTTAGTCACCATCAAGAATTCCGGAGCGGCACCGCCTCCGCCTGGAATGTCAACCTCGACTTCACCTGCGGCCGTGGAAGTTGCCGTAACGCCTGCACCGACGAAATTGATTTTGGTTGTATCAGTTTCTACCGATACGCCTTCATCCTCAATTTCGAGCGGGGATCCGCCGCCTGGGATATCCACCTCAACTTCGCCTGGTGCCGTTGACGTCGCGGTCACTCCTGCACCAATGAAATTGATTTTGGTCGTATCGGTTTCTACCGAAACGCCTTCATCCTCAATTTCGAGCGGGGATCCGCCCGGGGTACCATCTGCCGCCGCAGTAATGCGACCTTGCTGGTCGACCGTGATGTTTGCGTTGGTATATGGACCAGGCGCGACGGCGGTATCTTCCAGATTGATTGTAATGTCCGCCGAAAGGTTCCCTCCGCCGCCAAGGCCAACGCCCGCAATTATATCACGCGCCAATGCCCACGTATTTATCAAATCCTGTGCTTGTGCCGCTGTGATACCTTCGCTGATATCAATTTGGCGCTGCTTTGCCCATCGAATGAAAAACGGTGTCGGCGTGCCGTTCGTATTTACGATTTGCACGCGATCCTGTAATGGCTGGATATCGTTAGGCATCGTCGGGATCGTTCATTTCCATGCTATCGATCCGCGCAAGCGCTCCGTCATCAATAAGCATGAACAGCCGTCCAGGAGCGGTGATTTGGCCTAGCGACGTCCAAAGCAATTCAGGCGAATAGATACCTCCGGAAACTTCGATAGCGCCGTGGTCATCCCATGTTTCACCAGCATCATCGCTGGTATAGAGCGTGATTGCCGCACCGTCGTAAGCAGGTTGTCCCATGTCAGCCGTGACAAAGATTGCATAGCACGGCATGGCTTCGCGGCCGGTCGCAGGATATTGCCCCATGACAATCCGGTCGAAGTAGATCTGCTGTACCGGTGCTTCCACCGTCTGCGGATTGTCGTAAGGCTGCTCCGGATCCAGGAAATAGAGCGTGCCGGTAGTGTCATCCCCTACCACAATATTCGTCGCCCCAATTCCGACGCCGCCCAACCACTCAAAGCCGGTGTTTACTGCCCAAACTGCATTATCAAAAGAGGACCACGGGAACCACTGCTTCGAGTATTTGTCATAGATAAGGGTTTGCGTCAGTCCGAGGCGAAGCACATACATATCGTGCCCGTCGAGCGACAAAGGCCATGCGCGCACGATAACATCGCCGGTGACGATTGTAGGGAGCGGAGGAATTTCCGTCAGGCTTCCCGTGCAGCCGGTAAATCCCGGCGCCATTGCACCTTCTACCCATTGACGATAATTTGTTGCAGGAAAGGTGCTGTTGTTCGCAGACAGTGCCAACCAGGTTCCGTCAGTATCTTGGGTATAGACGAATGTGTGTCCCGCCGCGACACTGTTGCAGAATGTCGGCTCACCGCCGACAAACGACATACGCTGGTACGTCGTCCAATCTCGGGAAACCAAATACCATTGCCAAGGATAGGTGTCGTTTACGCGACCCTCAATCAACCAGCCGTCGCGGGTGCTATATCGGTTATTGGCCTGCGCAATGTTACCTGCGTCGGTCGCGATGATGGGGTTATAGTGATTGAACATTGCGGTATTAAGTTCAATCGGATCCGGAAAAATATCGATATACATATCCCGGTTGGAATCGAACCGAGTGAGTACCGTTAAAGTGTCCGGAATATCAAAAGATGAAATCTCTCCATAAGCCCAATTATCGGCCAAGTCCGTTTCCGAGAAGCTGGAACCGAGTAGCGAATAATTTGGCAGGTCCAACGTATCGTCAACAGGGAAATCAAACAGGATATACATATTGATTTCGAGTGTTGACGCTTCATAGGCAGTTTCAAGGCCAAACATCTTTCCGGAAATCCCACGTGGATCTATCGGAAGATTAAATGACCAGAATTGCATTGCGGCCGGCCGAATGTCCGTCGACAATGGTGCGCTGCTCGCACCGTGAAAATAGGGAGGCAACGCACCATCTGTATCAAAGGCGGAGGACGTGAAACCCCAATCCACGTTGATATTATCATACGTCGGAATGTACGTGACGGTCCCGCCGTCAAATGCAGGCAGTTCCGTATTCGCTGCTGCGTAAAAATCCCAAATACCAAAAGGCGCACCACCGGGCGGAGGTTCCTTGATTGGACCGCCGTAAGTTGTGATGATGTGTCCGTTAGTCCAGACAACGCTAAGTCCATTTTGCGAGGTGCCCGAGGGATCTGCCAGGTACGTTGCACGTCCCCAACCGGTTTTGGATAGTCCCGCTACTCCGCCCAATTCAGGAGTACCTGTTAAAGTGTCGGTAATGCCGGAAATACTGCCCATGTATCCGGATTTGATACTAAGCGGGTTTCCGTTGGTTCCAAAGCCAATACCATCGGCAGTTACGCCCGTTTCAGGAGGTAGTGGACCCTCGCCAGGGCTCAACAGCCGAAAGATGACTTCGACGTCCGGGGTGTCCGGATCGATAACGGCTATGCGGTCGGGATACGGCATTACACTTGTGCCTTAATAGCTTTGCGAATTCGTTCCTCAATATCCGGCCGGCTGATTTTTTCAATCCCTCCCGAAACATCGAATACGCTTCCGTCCGCTCCAACGATAATCATGCTGTCCTTGACCTGCACGCCGGTACCTTCCCATGCGCCACGGTCGAACACGACACCCTGCTGCCGCAAAACCGGCGTCTCGGGATTGCCCGTGAAATACCACGGCTCTGTCGTGATGATACCTGGCAACCAGAATTGGTCGCCGAAAACCACGACGCCGGAAATAGGATCTGGTGCGCGTTCGGCCGTCGCAAAATTCAGACTGTCAATTGTGACTTCGCCAGGTTCGATCCAGTAGAACCGACCGTTGACGCCTTCGCCTTGTGCGGGCACCACGACAACATAGGAAGCGATATACCCGAGACTAATGACCCCGACGTCCAGCGGCGTCTGCACGCGCGTTACTGACGGGGATCCTCCGCCTGCCAATGTTCCTGCAGTCCAAGCAATTCCGGCGCCGGTTTCGGTTGTTACGATCGTATTGCCTGCAACACCTCGCACGGCGGAGCGTACTTCGACGCTGGTTGCATCCTGAAAGATCGGTGCGACTTCGGTATTCGGCGTCAACGCCGTGCTGTAGCGCACACCTTCGCCGCCATTGTCGTTTATCGCCGAATAGAAATTCTGCCAAGCTGCCAGAGTGCTACCGCCCAAAGCCACCAGCCACGGGTTTCCGACCGTTCCGGCTGGTGCGCCTGCGTCAACGCTGGCATTTGTGAATTGATAGTACATCGATCCGGCGCGCACGACGTCACCGTTTACCGGCACGCCGGAAATCGTTCCTACCGCATATCCGTCCTCGACATAGACGTAAAGCGCAGACCCATCGGCGAGGAACATGAAGGGAGGCGTTGCGCCTATCTCGCCCGTTCCTGCCATGCTCACGTCGCCTGGGGATCCTGCGACATTATCCAAAAGCAAGTCGCTGGTCGCGTCAACGTCAACGCGATACCACTCTGTCCCGCTTACGGTGAACAAAGCTTCGGCGAATGTACCCGGCTGGCTGAAAAGTCCGCGGATTGGTCCATCACCAATATTGATCCATCGGGAAAGGCCAGGGCGTTGAATTAGCGCCGACTGCTCTTTGGCGAGAACGGGATTGCTTTCGAAGTACCGGTTGCGCAGATATATGCGCGCCTCTTTCGCCACGGCACGGGAATACTCACTACGGGCAAGAGGGATATCTACCATAGATTATCCCCGGTACCATCCGCCGCGATTGAAATTCCGGTTGCTGGAAAATTCGCGCTGCTGGTCATAGCTTTGCGTCGACATGAACGGCCAAGAGATATCGTCGAGGATATCCAGCGGCATCGACTGCAGATAGCGCGCGACAAACTTGCGCTTCTCGCTTTTGAATATCTCTGCGCTTTGTGCATCGAGCATCCGGCCGTTGCGCGGATTTAGGCGCATGGCAAGCAGGATGATGAAGAAATTGTCGAAGTCTGCAGGGAACGGCATTTCGTCCGTAGATGCTTTCGAAGTCAGCTTTACCCAATCCCCCAAATCGGCACGATAGAACCATTCGGTATATGTGCCGTTGGTGTTGAGCACTATGTTGGGGCTTCCCTCGATTGTGCGGCCGTTCGCGTCAATCGTAACAGGGACAGTCGCCAAGCGACCAAAAGGATCCGCGATCCCCATGCGGGATCCGTCCTGCGGATAAAGCGTCAGATATACCGTCTTGGCTTCTTCATTCACCGCTATGAGGCGCTGATTGATCGTCGGCCGGTTGATATCGTATTCTGTTGCTGCAAGATCGTAGCGCGGGCTTTCGCGACCAAAATTCCCCAAAGGCCAATCTTGCAAGGACTCTCCTGCTTCATCGCCGTAGATCGACGAAAAGAGCCCGTTGAGCAACCGGAGTGCTTCTGTAACTTGCGGTACATTCGGCGCCTTCACAAGAGATAGAATATTACTCTCGCGATAAGCGTCCGTAATGATCGATGAAATCAATGTCACAGGAGCACTCCATAACCAGAATTAAAGGTCGATTGCTTCCGGTGCGTCGTTAGGGTGATCCGCCCAACCTTCCGGCACTTCATCCGCATTATCGAAAATTTGACCGACGCCGCCAGGTCCATAGAACCATGCAGGCCAGCTATTGCTATCTACGGGTTTTTCCGCCGCAGCTTCGGATTTTTTCTTTGTCATGCTCATTCTCCTTTATGCGATTATTACAAAAATCGCAAAACCGCACAAAATCAAAATCTGCTGTATGCGGATTGCTCTTGTAATCACTGTGAAAGCAAACGGTCAACTGCTTCGTTTGCTGCTGCAAGATCCGCCATAGCCTTGTCGCGCGCTGCGGTCGCTTCTGCAAGCGTCTGCGGCTGCGTATCGGTCGACTCCTGCGGCCACTCAAATACGGCCGGCAATTCCGGCTTATTTGCCCAAACCTGGCCGGTGTAGACTTCTGCGGCAGGATCCGCCCATGATGTTTCGGTTAGGAGCGTATATCCTTCGGCATCCGGCATTTTCCCTGCGATACCCAAATTTACGACTTTACCGTCACGATCATCAATCATTGCAACTTTAGCCATATCAAGCCCTTTCTAAAAGAAAATCAACCAAGCGTATCCTGGACCGCCGCTACCGCCCCTGCCGCCAGTTACCCCGGCTCCGCCTCCGCCTCCGGAACAGCCCCACCCGCCGTTACCTCCTGTACCGCCTTGAACGGTTCCGGACGCACCGCCACTTCCGCCCGTGCGCGCAAAGATTTCTATGTTCGTTCGCGGGTCGAGCATCAATCCGTTATTTCCGTTGCCGCCGTCGCCGGTACCTCCTGCAATAGTGCCGTAGGTGTTACTAACGGTGCCTCCACCAAATGCGGTGTTTGCCGTACCAATACCTCCGCCACCACCTCCACCGCTGGTTGTGCCAGTGGTCGCGCCGGTGTTCGCGCCCGCCGCACCTGTGTGTGCGCCGCCCGCCGCGCCATTAACGCTTTGATTATCCGACACGGCAAAGCCAAGGCGTTGAAATGAGGCAGTGCCCGTCGCTCCACCAGTACCCGCCGCAGTGGCAGAAGCCAAAGCACCGACTAAGCTGGATGGTCCGGTAACTAATGCCTGCGCATTGTTATTATAGGTGACGGGCCACTGAATTCGCGTCGCTCCGCCTGCTCGGGCAGCTACGCCGGATAATCCTCCGAGTCCGCCGTGACCTACCAAAATATCGATGGTTTCCGGCAACAAAGCTGTGGGAATTAGTAAAGCCGTGGATGCAGGAGTACCGCTGGATCCGCCTCCACCACGGTTGGTTCCAGCCGCTCCACTAAATCCGCCCGAGCCACCGCCTCCGCCGCTTTGCAGCAACGCATACATGAAACTAGCCCATTTGGGGATTGTGACAATTTCACGCAAATGGTCGGGACCGACGTTATCCCAACCTGTTTCGGCAGGAATGAACGTCGAGCGTTTTATCGCAAGCGAACCTATGCCAAAGAATTGATACGGATCCATCCTTAGATTTCCATGAAGTCCGCAAGGGCTGCGATACCTGCGTTACCGCCTGTGAAGGCAGAGCGGGTCGCATATAGGCGATATCCGGTAGGTGCGTATTTGCTCAACACCTTCGTTACAGTCGGAAGCGATGCCGTTTCGCTAGCAGATGTAGCGAGCATCTGTGCCTCACCTATCAGTGTATTGTTGGCGGCATTCGTAGGGTCCGAACCGTTATTCAGAAAGAACCGAATGACGCAAGCAGCATTAGTCCCCAAAGACTGCAAATTGACGGTGTTGAAAAATCCTCCGACTGCACCGCCCATTGTTGCCAGCAAAAACACCGTACCGCTCGACATATCGCGGCTCGTGTTTGCTACGTTTAAATTGATCCCTACTGGACCTACATCCGGTAGCATAAAAGTGGGATCGGCCATTTTAGCCTCCTGAACCTATTAATGGGCGAAGTTGATATGCGAGTTCGGTTTTAAAATCAAAACCACTATTCGCCGCGATTTCGTTGATTGCACCTTGTACGTCGGTTGCGGTCACACTACCGGCCGGAACGTTACCTATCTGGTCGGCAGTGGTCGGATTATTTCCAAGCCATGTCCAAACAACGCCGTCGCTGTAATAAGCGCCTGCATTGCGCCGGTTGATAAGGTAGATCCCCGTTGACGTCAGTACCCAATAACGCTGCCCTGGTACGGTTGTCGGATCCGGAAGATCTGCAAAAGCATTGACCGTTACACTGTCTTTGCCGGTGTAAAGTTCTTCAAAATTATCATTCAGCTTCGTTCTGGCAACTAGCCCGGTATCGCCATTATTGATGATTTGCCGAGGCATTAGTCAATCCAAACGTCAGTATCGATCCATTCGCCGCCGTCGTTCCAGACACCTAGCGCCAAGATCCAAACAGCGCCGCTAGGAGATCCAGGACGTGTAGCTGCCCAAATTATCAGCATGTCAGATTGCCAGCGTGCCTGCGGCACCGCCTCCAAGCTGCACAATCGCACCTTGCGCGGTCGAGAAAACAAACGGGAGAGGTGTATAGACGCCCGCCGTCACAGGTACCGCGTTCACGATCACTGTTCCGTCCGGATCCGTGAGAGTAAGCGTACCTGTTACTGTTGCAAGAAACCCGCCAACGTTGGTTCCGCGAATGGTATATTGCCCATTCACTCCCATAGGTTGCGGGCGAAAACGCTCCCGAACATTCATTTCAATTCTCCCTGCGGAATGTTCTCATTTTGCCGGAATGGCCCTGCTCCGCGCGGGAGCGAAACAGGGCCTTTCAACTTCCATCCGGAGAACAGGACGGAATGCGGCTAATCCCCCGATTAGCTGCCGTTGAAACGGGCAGTCCGGAGACGTTCGCGAATGTTGGCGTTCAAAGCCACGTCGAAACGTACACCATGCGCGCCGGTGTAGAAGTCGCTGTGCTGCCACATACGGACAGTCAACGGGATCTTCGTCAGGCGGCGACGCATCGAAGTGTCCGATGCTGGCAAGATCAGAGGTACGGTGTTGACGACAACAGCGGGCTTCTGGATCAGCAAGCGCGGAGACAGTGCAGTGCTTGGCGCACCGAGGAACGTCAGAACGGCGTTATCGGCCGGTGCTGCAGTCACGGTTGCGTGCGCGGTGTTGATGTTGATGTTGTCACCAGCACCCGAACCAGGAACGATCATCGCGGGGAAGATCGTCAAGGTCACTGCACCGGCAACTGCGGTAGCATCGGCGATAACCGTAAACTGCTGCAAGCGTGCAGGAGTTACGGGAGCCTGCTTACGGTTGTCGAAAGCAAAGACGCCTGGGATCGTGAACACTTCACCGGCCTTGTAGGTTTTGACGCCTGCAGTGTCGAGAATAAGTGATTGCGTCATGTGGCGACCGTTGACGGTTCCAGCCTTCGCAACGTCGGCATAGTTGACGTTCTGGTTTGCACCATTAATCAACGCTTCTGCCGTTGCGAGACGGGTACCCGTGGTCATCACCGGAAGCTGGTTGGTGAACATGGTTTTGATACCATCGAGTTCGCCCGTGAAGCCCTTGCGGAACGTCGAGGTCGAGAAGCTGTCAGGTCCAGGCAATTTGACAACCTGGTCGCCCAACTTCATCTTGTCGGTGTAGTTCATGATGTAGGAAAGTTCGGAGTCGTCGACGCCATTTTCCTTCAAGCGGGTGTAAGCTGCCGCAGCGTCAACCCATTCATCAACCGAAGTGATACCGTCGCCCAACCAATCGGCCGAGCCCAAGGTAGCAATCTGCATGATGTATGCGTCGATCTTTTCGGCGAGGCTGGTTGCCGCGCCAAGCAGCGCCTTACTTTCGCGGGCTGCGCCAATGGTTTTGATTTTGACGAAATCGCCCCAACCCATGTTGGCATTGAAGGTTCCGGTGACTTCGAACAGTTCCGAACCAAATACGGTACCGTCAGTACCGGCCGAAAGATCCTTCACACCGTTTTCGGTGCGAGTGATGTTGTAGCGCGGCGTGATTTGTTCGAGAACCTGCAGACCGTTGCGGTCGTCCATTTCGCCGTCGTACTCATTCCAAGTTACGGCATCGGCGGAAACCAGGTTGTTTTGAAGCACCATTGCGAAAGCATTGAGAACAAGCTTTTGCTGTTCGGCGGTAACTGCACCCATGAGAAATACTCCCTATCCTTGTGCGGATAGGGAGTACCCCTTATCCGCAGTTCAACGTGACCTTTTTGCGTCTGCTTCCCAGGCTTTCTCGAAATCATCGAGATTGTCCGTAGCAGGGCTAATCTGTGTTCGGGAATTTGCCCCCCGAGCAACGTTTTGCGGCGGCGGCGTTGCTCCTGGTTTTGTCCGTGGAGTTTTGCCTTTGCCGATTTCGGCATCACGCTCATTCACATATTTCAATTGGGCAAGAGGGGAAAGTTTCGCCACACGGCTTGCTTCCTTTGGATCTTGCGACAATTCATAGAGAATTTGCGCGCCGTTGTCGGCTTCTGTTGCCGCTTCGAAAGTCGTTTGGGATAAATCCCAATCTCCGCGCATCCCGGTTTCTACAACAGTTTCTTGGAAATCGTCGTAAAGTTCGGAGCCCTTCTCGGAAATCGCTTCGACTTTCCCGAGCAATGCAGTCTGTTCTTCGCGAATAGATTGTTGTTGCTCGTTTTCCTGCTCACGTTGCAGGACCGCATCGGCTTGCTCAATGGCTTTCAGTTGAATGCCATACTCAATCCGATCCTCGATATAACGGTCATCGAGGCGTCCGAGCGGGTACTTGTCAACGTCGGTAGGATCCGGCGCCTTTAGTTCCCTTGCGTTGGAATTATCATCTGATTTACCGCCTTGCAAGCGTTTTTCGAGATTTTCCAATCGCGCCGATAATTCGTTTTCGGAATTTGCCTTCATTGCGCGCAATTCCCGCGCCAATTCGGCTTTTTCCCGCTTCAATCGATTAATTTGGCTTTCTTTCGGATCCGGCTTTTTCTTGCCTTCATCGTCCTCTTCACCGTTATCGTCGGGATCTTCGTCATCGCCTTCTGCACCTTCGCCGCCTTCGTCGGTTTCGGTTTTAGTGGCTGGCTTGGCTGGTGCTGCCTTTTTGGCAGGTTCTTTTCCCTCGGACGCAAGATTTGAGTCTCCTACTTCGATTTGTCCTGCGGCTTCGAATTCGGCAAATTCAGTATCGCCGCCCCCACCTGCACCGTCATTGCCTTCGGCCGCAATACTGCAAATGCTGCTTACGGCGTATGCCATTGGTGAAATTCCAGTAAATCTCTTCATTTTTGTTCTCCATTTTCGGGTTTTTCAGTTTCCTTGGTCCGCTGGTCGAAGTCCCGATCTTCCCCCACCAAATTGTTGTGCTGGTCGAGAATATCCATCGTTTGACGGAATTCCATATCCTCGGCCTTTCTGCTACGTTCTTCGTTTTTGCCGTCGACGTCTTTGATACGTGCGTTTGCGTCGATGACGGCTTTGTAAGCCTGCGATTCCGCAAGGCGTGCACGGGCTTCGGCGTTCGCGGCATTTGCCTGTTTGAGTGCAATATCGGCTTCGGCCGTTTTCGTCTCGATTTGCTGCTGCAATGCCTGGACCTGGGATTGCTGGTCCTGCATCTGCTTCATTTCCGGCGTCAGTTCGTCGGCCGGGATTGTGCCCGGTGGCAACAGCATGCGGAAGCGGCGAGCAAATTCGTCTGCCTTCGGCCAATCCTGCGCTTCGGCGACAAGATCCATGACCCCTGCTGCAGCCTGGGGCATTGCGTTCACAAAGGCCATCATTTGTTCGGCCGCAAGTGTGCGTTTCGTCTCGCTGGCTGGACCGGTCGATACGGTAATTCCGTACTTCCCAAGCGTCACGTCGGAGTTCGGATCCGAGGGATCGTTAATGGTCATCAGCGTAGTTTTGTTATCGCGGCCGGTGATCGTCAACGTGCGCTGCGTATCGTAAATGTACGGTATCAATTCGTTGATGTTCTTGGCGCAGCGCTGGTCGGCAAGACGGCGCCGGTCGACATAAATGTAGGTGCCGACGTCCGAAACCTGCTGCCGCTGCTGAATGGCAACCTTGGAAACTTCGTTACTTGGCATCCCCAATCCGGCTTCGTGGATATTGGAAATATCCTTAATATCCTGCGACGCCATGCCAGCTTCGTTGACAAGTGCAGCGTCGATCCCGGGAGGTGGAACGTGCGTCGGGACGGGCTCGCCGTCGTTGAAATATAGGAAAGGATCGTCAGCGGTCGGCGCACGGCGCCATTTCGCTTCGTGCCCCTTCACGGCGTCGGGTGTCGTCAGCCACTTATTGCGCGGTGCAGCGACAAGTTGCTCTGCGACGGTCGAGCGCCAATAGTTGTGCAGGCGTTGAGGATCTTTGAGGAAGCGGATAAGTCCCCAACGGTGGATACGCTCGCCGTCGTTCACTTCCCAACCAGGTACCCGGTAAATCGGGATCGATGAAATCGGGTAGTCGTATGGGCCTTCCAAAATATCGTTACCCGAGCAAATGTAGAGGCGAGCAAAGCGCTTGGGAACCTCGCGGATATATGGGCTCCCGTCCGAGCGCGTCTCGACGAAATTGATATACTCGAATTCCTCTTTGTCGGTGACGTCGTGCACGGTGCCGTCGACATACAGTGCGAGGATCTTCGTCCCTTCCGTGACCATGCGCCAATAGGACACAATCCGCACGGTATCCTCTGCCAGCCAATAGCCGTTCCGGTTCCATGCCTTTTCATTGATGAACGAATCTTCGGAAGCCCAAGGCCAACGTTTCTTGTATTGCTGCAGCGGAATGTCGTCGCCGACGAAACCCCACTCGCAATCCTCGCCGCTAGGTTCAATCCCTAGTGGATCCATGACGCAGGAATAAGGATCCGTAACAGCCGATAGGCGAATTTCCTGCTCAAAAACGTCGTCGCTGGTGTAATCCAGGCGCAACGTGAAATAGCCTTCGCCGCCGATGACCTGATATTTCGCAGCTTCGTCGCGCGCAAAATCAGCATTGGAGTTTTTGAAAATTGAGCGAATGAGCCCTTCGCGAATTTCCGCAATTGGCTTTGTACCTGCCTTATCGGGAAATACTCGAATTTCCGTCTCGTTCATGAGACGGTTGCCGACGATCTGCGCCACAAACGCAATCAGTCGGTTGAATGTCAGTACGGGTTTGCGCTGGTCCTTCCGGCGCTGCTCGACAACAGGATCCCATTGATTGCCGACCGTGAATTTCGCATCTTCCTTGCCTGCAAGTACGTTGTGCTCGTTAAATCCATAGCCCCATTCGTACTTCTCCCGCATTTCCTGCAGGAAATCTTCGGGGTAGTCATAACCTGTAGGTGTTCGCGGACGCTTGCGCGCCAAATCATCCTCGAATTCTTCCCGAGCAAAGCTGTCCCGTAATCCTGCCATTTCGAAAACCCCTACTTAACCCATCCGCCGCAACCTGCCTATATAAGCAGGGTCAGTATTGTACTTTGACGCTAATGCAATATGACTTTCTTTGGAAGCCCGTATTTCCGCCAATTCTGGTTCAAAGAAACGTTGTCTGT